TGGACGGTACGACAATGTTTAATCTGGAATAAGAACACCCTTGTTTTGGGTCGTCAAGATTATCAGTGGAAGCATGAACCTTGCTTGTATGGTTGGAAAGAGGGGGCAGCACATTACTTTGTGAATGACCGTTCTTTGACTACTATCATTGAAGATGTGGAAGAGTTGAATAAAATGACGAAGGCCGAGCTAATTGAGTATATCGAGCGTATGCAGGCTAACTCACCGACCACTATCATCAACGAGAATAAACCAGCAAGAAATGGCTTGCACCCTACTATGAAGCCACTGAAATTGATTGAACGGCTGGTACGGAACTCTAGTAAG